TGATTCTGGTTCAAGGAATTTCACTGATTTCGATGGTAATGGTTCATGGGTGAGCATTAATTGGGGTTCCTGGTTTAATGATAGCACTGTGGATACTCTTGAGACTGCTTTAGGGTTAGATGCTTTCTTTGTCAATTATACTGTTGATAATGATGAATCGATGTATGATTCTGGTTCAAGGAATTTCACTGATTTCGATGGGTATGGTTCCTGGTTGAATGTTACTTGGGGTTCCTGGTTTAATGATAGCACTGTGGATACTATTGAGACTGCTTTAGGGTTAGATGCTTTCAATATCAATGATTCTGCTTACGATGTTGATAATGATGAATCGATGTTCACAAATGGATTCAGGAACTTCAGTAATTATGATGGGTATGGTTCCTGGTTCAATGTTTCATATGAATCCTGGTTTAATGATAGCACAACAGATACTTTAGAGACAACTCAGGAGAGAGAGGATTATTGGTATAATGCAACTGGAAATAGAACAGGTTCAAAAATATATCAAGGGTCAAGATTTGATGGTGCGATATTAACATTAATACCATCCTTCACCTTGTTTATCGGAATGGTTGTCACTACAAGAAAAAAACGGTTGAAATATTCCGATACAAATAAATAATTAATCGTTGATAACCGAAATGGTGAAGTCAAATGATAGTTTCCTATTGTTTTATACCCACGTTACACTTCTGGAAATTAGGGTGATAGTTTCCTATTGTTTTATACCCACGTTACACTTCTGGAAATTAGGGTGAAATCTTGGAAACTTAGGAAACTGTCAGGGAAACTACTGTACCATATAACGTAAAAATCATGTGGTTCCAATGAACAATGAAGAAATCGTTTACCGGCATCTGATTGAGGGTTTATGTGCTAAAGAAATCAGTAAAAGTACAAAGTTATCGAAAGGATATATCTCAAAGATTATAAGGAGACTTGAAAAAAAGAATATGGTGAGATGTATCAATCATAATGAAAAAATAAAATTTTATATAAAAACAAGAATTAATTATAATAAAAATGCTGTAAAAACAGAAAATGAAAAGTTTCCAAGGCATCGTCATAGACGTAATATCATCCAAATACAAAAGTGTTCTTTTAAATCAAATATTCGTTGTCTGCCGACTAAAGGAAAATGGGATAGTGAGTATGATTTTAACAATGTAAAAGTATCTCAATATAGTCATCCATTCAAGGATTTTGGTGTTGTAACATTTCGTTGGTTTCATGGAACTGACCATGACACTCTTGTTACTATACTTCCAAGATTTTTGATACATAAGGATGAACTTGATAATATTGAGATGGTATTGTATGAGTATGCTTTTAAGTCCTGTACTTGGTTGAAAAAACAGTTTAATATTGTTGTTTCAAATCCTGTGATGTCGCAATCACCTGATTATGCAACAGTGGTTAAGGAACCTGAGTTGATTGATGCAGTTGATAGATGTGGTACTTTTAGTGTTGGTGAGGTGTGGATTGATAAGAGTAAACCACATGAGATTGTTGAGTTCGAGTCTAAGGATAAGCGTGATGTTATTAATTATCTTGAATCAACTAATAAGATTAAATATATCGAAGACATGGTTTTTGAAAACAGAAACCTTTTAGATAGTCTTTCTGATACAGTATTTGTGTTATCTAAGAACCAAAGAAAAATCATTGATTATTTAAAGAATGATGATGAACAATTGAATGCAGAGGGATATATTCAATGAAGTCTAAATTAAAAAAGGTTATTATCGATGGTGATGTTTATTGGGAGGATATTAAAAATAATTGTTTTATTAATATTCATGATAATGTTAAAATACCATTCTCAATAGTAAGCAGTGGGTGAAGGGGTTCTATCGGTTTCTTTCCCTTCATCTCACCTCTTTTATATAATTATATTATTTATTTATCATACTTTAATCTTTTGTTTTGGAAACTATTAAATACTATGTTTGTCATACACTTGTCAGACAAAGGTGAAGTCAAATGACAAAAAAAGTAGTTATAATGTATGAATGTGAACATCCAAATTGTGATGTTGTAGAAGAGAAGCAGAAGAAACCATTTTTAGGAATCGTAATGACCATTGGTTATCCAAAAGGATTTAAAAAAGCATATGATAAAATGCTTTGTAATAAATGTGCATCCTTTGAAGCGTTTCTTGAAAAAGATAAGAAAGAAAAATTTTTAAGAGGAAGGGTTCGAAATGAGTAATTTATTAGATATTGCAAAAGAACTTGAAAGGCAGAAACAACGTAAGAAAGATTTTGTTATTCCATCTGAGCAGATAAAAACAACATATGATGTTGGCACTGATAAAATAAAGGTAGAGGTAGGTAATCATGGTGAGTATGATATTACTAATTATTGTCATGGTCAGTTTGCTGATAAAACAAAGATACCAAAGAATTTTTATGACCGGTTAAAAGAGAGTCATCCTGAATTACTGGTGAAGAACATCAATGAGTTAATCAAAGAAAAAGATAAATCAATGATTAGGACTCTTGATGGGAATGCTCGAGCATTATTGAGTAATGGTTATAGGATTATTGATAACCATGATATCTTAATGAATAGTTTGAATCGGTTCAATCATTTGAATAAGGATAAAGATATGCAAATTGGTGTTGACCGTTCTGATATCACTGAGACCAGGTTATATGTAAAAGCAACCAGTGAAAAACTTGTGGATACTATTTTTCCTAATAAAGAAAAGAAAGAGGGTGATGGTGTCCGGGGTGGTATTGTGATTCGTAACAGTGAACTTGGTCATGGTGCTTTCTCTGTCAGTCCTTTTATGGTTGTGTTGAAATGTACTAATGGTATGATTGCTGATGAATCATTTCGTAAAATCCATCTTGGTAGAAAACATGGTGTTGGTGAAGTTAATTGGTCTGATGATACATTACGTTTGCAGGATAAAACACTTTGGTCAAAAGTTAATGACATGATTGTTCAGACATTTAACCCGGAGATTTTTCATAAATGGGTTGATAAAATAAACGATGTTGCTTCAGAGGAAGTGGAGGAACCTATTATCGTTGTGAATAATGTTGTCAAGAATTATGGTTTGGGTAAGGATAAAGCAGAATCCTTGTTAAAACAGTTCTCAAAGGAAGGGTTTGACCGTTGGGGTCTTATGAACTCGGTGACTGCCGTTGCTCAGTCTGAAATGAATTATGAGAATCAGATTGAGATGGAAAAACTTGGGAACAAATTATTGACAGTGCCATTGAAAGAACTTCAGAGGAAAACTGAGGATTAGTTCATCCTCATTTTTTTTTTATTTATGGTGATTGTATGGAACATGGTTCTATCATTTCAAAGGTTATTGAGGCAGGTTTGGAAGGTGATACAAAAAAGGTTTTTTGTTATGCTGATTTGCTTTGGCATAGATTACCTGAATGTGATTCTACAAAGGTTTTGATTGAGAATCGATTATCTGGTGCATATCATTCTCAAAAGAAGTTAAGAACAGTAAATTCACATTATGGAAAGAGGGAAAAACATAATCGTTAGAAAGGATATGGTGAATGGATGTATATTGAGTGGAAAATATTGTTTGTAGATGTATTTAAGGGGTACTCATGGCAAATAATAATGTGATTAATGTTAAGGCATTAATGAAGGATATGACATCGTTTAATGTGTCTAAAAATGCTGTTGATGATTTCAAAGGTTTTATTGAAGCATGGTTTGAACATGCTGTGAAAGATATGGAGTCTATTGCTAAGTCTGATAAGAGGACTACGATTCTTGACCGGGATGTTCAGGCATATCTGAATTTGAAGAGAGCATATATGATATGAGCAGATGGTGAGTGGTTAAGAGATGTCAGATGAGTATTTTATTGCAAAGATTAGAAAAAAACATAGATTTCTTAATTTTGGTGAGTTCAGATATGGGTGGTTTGGTTTGAAACGGATTTATATTGATAAGGATATAGTATCACTTCAATATGCTATTCCATTCGGTGGAGTTTGGTATACTAAGAAGATATGGAGGTTAAGATAATGAGGAGACGTATTAGTGTAAGAATCTCTGATGTTTTATCAGAGCAGATAAAAAAGGTATGTGATGCATATCCTGATGAATTTCCTAATGAATCTCAGTTTGTAAGAACTATTATTTCTGAAAATATTTCAAAATATATTAAGAGAATAAGGGGTGATTGATATTGAACCGGGAGTTTGCTAAGAGCATTATATTGAATCATTTAAAGGGGAAAGTCTTTAACAAAGGTCATGACATCATATTCAATGCAAGTAAGTTACAGATTGGAAGTATTGATAGTTATACCATTGGAAGGATTTGTAGAAAATTGGAAAAAGAGGGATGGTTAGTTCAGGTTAACGGTAAGAATGCAACTAAGAAATCATATAAGACAAGGATTGATAGAGATGGCAAAGAAAAGATATTGTTCTGAATGTGGGAAAGAATGTTATGGTGTGAGAAGGTGCAGGGAATGTTACCGTAAGCAGAAGGGTGCAAAAGTATCAAGATGGAGGAAAAAATGGAGGGAACAAAATGAACCAGGAAGAATTTAAGTATCAAACATTAGAAGAGCAGGTTAAAAGGATGTATGAATCAAAAGCAGTTGAGAAGAGTCATCTTTTGGAATATTGTGTAGAAAAGATTATTAGATGGTTCAGGGGATTCATATGTTGAATGAGGGAAATAAGTTGAAAATGTATAGTTGGATATTTATCGCTATATTAGGTGCAGAATCACTTTTCTTTGTATTTATTCTTAGAGATGTGTTCCATGTGTTGAATTATGTGCTTTCTTTTAGCACTGGTGCTATTTCAATCTTATTATTTTTTTGGATTGATGATGCAAAGAAAAGAGGTGTTGTTTGAATGAAGTCATGTCCAGTCTGTGGAAAGGAGATGATTCATGAGTTGGTTATATCACCGGTTGATAGTGGTAACAATATGGTATGTGAGAATTGTGGATACATTGAGATAGATGACCCTTTTGGTTTAAGATTCAGGGAGTTCAATTCAAAATATATGATTATAATAGGAGGTAAAACAGATGTCGTTGGAAAATTCAATAAGAAGAATAGAGAGAGCAAGAAGGAATTTCTTTAATTATGTTGATGCATATAATGAACAGCATCCTTCTCCTCTTGATATAAAGAATAATCTAAAAAAGAAAAATAAGAAATAGGCAGTTGGGTGTAATGTATCAATGTAAGACATGTGAACATATCTTTCATGAGATGGCATTTTTAAAGTGGGAAAATAGTTGTCCATGTTGTGGATGCACTGAAGTTAAAAAAATTAAGATAATGAAGTATAATGATTTTTTGAATAAGGAAGTGGAACAATGAAAGGATATTTCACTGAGGATTGTGTGAATTATTATGATGCAGTTACCAGGATATTAAAGAAAACACAGAAAGAAAAGGCATTGAAGTTCCTTGAGAATGATTGTGTAGAGGAAGTAAAAAATGGTGTTTTTAAAGTGCTTCCGATTGAAGGATACAATAAAACAACATACATGGTAAATATCTTTGAGAGGGATTGTAATTGTCAACATGCAACAAATCAAAAGAATATTAATGTAATCAATATAAGTTGTTCACATATTTATGCTGTTATTCAGTATCTAAGAAGAAAAAAAGTTGGTGAGGAATTAATATATGGAAAGAAAAATAGGTTTTAATGAGTGGAATACGAACCGTTTAAAAGAGGGCAAGAAGACTTCTACTATTCGTCATACTAAAAAAGGAAAAGAAGGTGACACATTCAAGGTTGATAATAAAACATATGTGTTGGATTTTATTGTTGAACTGCCTATGTGGTTTATCTGCCGGTGGTTATTTAGGACTGAGGGTTGTTATAGTAGCACTGGTTTTATGCTGATGTGGAAAAAAATTGAAAAATATAAACCTGATGATATGATGTGGTATCATCATTTCAGTGAGGTGAAGTAAATGAACCATCATGCATTAAAAACTGCTAAATATGGAAGTACATGTAGAAAATGCAGAACAACGATGAAATATATTTCAGAATCAAATAAATTGGTCTGTCCTAAATGTGGTTTTACTAAGAGCAGGAGATAGTAATGGAAATTGAGGAATTGGGAGTATTGATGATTGTATTAATATTGGTATGTGTGATAGTATGGACATTTTTTCTTCAATGATTTTATTTATAATGATGGTTATCCTCACCAGTTTAAGTCTTCAGGATTGGAGGACTATGAGGATTAATACAAAGATGACAATAATTTTTTTGATTGCAGGTATGTTGTTCTTTATGATTAATTGGTATCAGGTCATGACCTTGAATGAGATAGCATTCATCATTATATTTACTGTTTGTCTGTGGGGAATACCAGTATTTTTTGGTTTCGGGTTTGGTGATTTTCTTGTGTTTGCAGGGATAGCAGGAATTATTGGAACTGTTGATAACTTGAATTTGTTCTATATGATTCTTATTCCAGTATGGATTGTTTACACTGTGGTAATGGTATTTCATAAATCAAGATATAATGAGATTAAAAATTGGAAGCAGTATCTTAGGATTAAATATCCTTTTGTTCCTGCTATTCAGATTTCATTTGCAATTTTCTTAATATTCGGAGTATTTCATTGAATACTGACTCGAACACATCAATCAATGGTATGAATGCAAATACCAGGTAGACCGGTGTGAAATATGAGATGTATCTCCAATTAAGATAGGTATAGGAATAGGTCATGGATGGGAACCAGAAGAATACCAGGTAGTTGAATGAAAGAAGGATTAAGAAATCTATTTCTTTTAGTGAAAAAATTACATATTCATCTCGTTTATATTTTCCCCATATCATCGCAAGGACAACAAAGAACACACTATAATAGGTCATCATAGTATTTGGTTCAAGTGTTGTGAATATGCTTTGTATCTTAGGTATAATGGTTCCTATGTCGATTGCAAGGAAATCATTAGTTAGGATAGTGATGTATCCACCTATCATACCTCGAGTGGTAAATCCATGTTGTAGTCCATTAAATAGCAGATAGGCACATACCATGGTTCCAGGTATGATACTCATTCGTATGAGTGATTTTATTTTATCATCTCGGAATAAAAGAATTGATATAATGATGAATGGAAGCATGTATATGAACACAAGTTTGGACATAATCATCAGGGCATAGATGATACTGCTATAATACAGATTATTTCGTATTATCCGTATGTCCTGGAAGAAATAGATGAACCAGGCAAATAGTAGACTTGATAGGATGATAGGAAATCCAAAACTTTTTATTGAGAATACAATATTTATCAAAACAACAAAGAATGCTATGATTACTGATTTGTTAAATGTGGTGTGTCTTATTGAGATGAGATACAAGGGAAAGAATGAAAGGACTGATAGTATGATATTTAATATAATAATATAGGTTACTGTGTCCATGTATGAGGCAGGGATGAGCAACAGGGGAAATAAGGGTGGATACTGATATGTTCTTCCACTCATGGTAACATTTTTAGTATAAGATTCTGCAAGTAGTAAATAATGTTCGATGTCGCCATCTGTTAATGATACATTATCTGCTTCCTGCATGAATGATACTGATTTTATTATAAAGAGAAGGATTAATACTGCTATTATACTTTGATAGTGTTTCATTTTTATTTCACCATATGTGTTCTTACTCGGAGGGTTGTAAGTTGAAGGTAGTATCTATTTATATTTTTTTTATATTGTAATGTTTCAAAAAATTTCAAAAAAAGTGAAATGGATTTATTATCAGGTGGTACCTGTTCTCTTATTCGTTGTAGTTTTCTGTCAAATGTTGATTTGAAGAACCCATAGAAATTATTTTGATTGTATACTTGGTCTACTGCTTTGAATATTACATCATAGATTGAGAATATCATATGATATCAATATTACATTCTTTGAGGATTTTTAATGATTTCTTTTCTGATTCCTCATTGTATATGTATTGGTATCCACATAAAAAAACATAAATTGGTACAAGGGAACGAGAAAGGAATCCCTTCGCTATTTCAGGGAGACCATCTGGATTTTTATTTGTATCATGCATTTGCGTTTTGATTTCATCAATCATCTGTTCAAAAACCATTATTTCACAACAACAAAAATACCTTTTGGTCTTTGTGATAGTTTCCCGAGTATTATTTGATGACTGATTATTTTTTCAATCTGGTCTCTTCCGATATCAGGATATGTATCTGAAAATTCCTTGATGTTGAATTTTTCTTTATCCTCTAACCAGTTAAGGAACAATGATGTGTGATTAGGTGCTTTGACAGCATTTTTTGTTTTATCTGTGATATCCATTTCAACATCATTCAAGTCAACATCTGATTGGATGTATTTTTCATTGAGGGGATTATCAGGAGTATTATATACTGAATCAATATCATTGAGGATATAAATAATGAAATCAATATTTTTAACTGGTACTGTGGCATTTAGTTTTATTCCATCGACATCAATTTTTATTTCAATATTTTCATTCATAATAATTCACTATTGAAATATATGAAAAAATTATTTTTAAGTATTATCCTGAAAAAGGGGTTATGCATCAATTAGAACATCATATACAATATCTCTTGCATGGACATAGGGTGCAACTGATTTCTTAGTCCTGGCACCTTTGAACCTCATCAGTTCATCCTCTGTCATACCATTCTCAGCAAGAATAGTCATTCTACTATGACGAAAATTATATGAGCAGAGGTCTTTACCAAGAGCATCATAGCATAATTTTTTGACCTTATTCAAAAAAGTGTTTTTAAGATAATTGATAACTGGTGTGTCATTGTCCTTTAGTCTTTTAAGATGTTTATCAATGACTTGGATGTATGGTCTGTTTATATCAACTCGGATTTTCAATCTACGTTTTCGGACAACAAAAGAACCAGGTTTACCAAGTTTCTTTGTTTCGATAGTGACTACCAAAATACCTTTTTGATAATCAATAAAAATATCGTTCTTTGTTAATGCTCGAATCTCCACTGGTCTCCCTGCCGTTATCCATAGTAAGGTAATCATGGTTTTGTCATGATAGGTTGATGCTTGGTTAAAGATTCTTTTAAAATCAGTTTCCCTTATGATGTAATCGATTTCACATTTATATTTTGGCATTGCATTTCCTCTTTACATCAGATGGCTAATTGGAAGGAAGGGAGTTCCTCACCTTACTCCCCTGCTTCATCAGGAAATCACATCTCTCCTGGTAATTCCTTCACCCAATTCCCCATTGGTTCCTGGCACAGACCAGAGAAGAATGGAATACCTTGACACCTATTAAAAGGTTTGGGGAAAAGGTGTAAGTTTTACCCAACAGGGAACAGGAGTGTAACAGGTATAACCATGTATGTTTTTTTGACATAGTTTTGTTGTTTAATAATATATATAAAGTATATACGCCATCTCTCTCACAAAAAAGTAAAAAGTGTGGTGTAGGAAAGTTGAATCAGGATTCTAATCAGAATCAGGAAAGGTATCAAGGTGGGTACTCCTCTCCTGATGAAACGATTAAGCATAAGAGTGTTGAGTTGTTGCATCAATGTATTTCTTTGAATAGCACATCCTTCAATGATAATGATAAATATTCTTTTGCCAAGATAGTTAAGGACTTATCTATTCGATTAGAGAGATGGTCTACACCCGAGCAGATAAAAGAAACAAAAGCATTATATGAGAAGATGGAAGAGGAACTAAAAAAGATTAGCGTTGTAGAGAGGTATACTGAGAAAGACAAGGAAATTAAGAAACAGAACATAAAATATGAGTATTCATTAGAGGTTCATGAGCAGAATCATCGTATTCTTATGGGAAGTCCTATTGTGCAGATTGAGACCACTGGTGAACTTGATATAACTGATGATGATGCAATCGTGATTATCAGAGGTGGTAAACGTAATGACAGTACCAAAATTGTCTACAAATAATGATTTGAATTATTATAACCAGATTGACCCGAGACTTCTTGCTATTTTGTATTTCCGTCATATTTATCTTAGAGTGCATCGTTATAAGTTTAATTTTCTTGGGATGTTCACTGGTAAGCATAGGACTGGTAAAAGTCTGACAAGTCTATCTATGGCAACTTCATTGGATAAAACATTTGAGGATAATCTTGAGGACAGGGTAGTATATTTTCCTAATGATTTTATGAGGGCATTGCAGTCTGTCAAGAAAAAGAATATTGTTGGTGGTGCTATTATTTGGGATGAGGCAGGGGTAGGGATTCCTGCAAGGGATTGGTATGATATCTCAAATAAGTCAATTGGGTACACTTTGCAGGTATTTGGAAGGTATAGACCGATTGTGTACTTTGTGACTCAGGATGTGCATTATATTGATTCTCAGGCAAGGAAATTATTTCATGGTTTCTATGAGATGAATAGGTTGACGAATAAACAGGCGATATGTCGGTTGTTTGATGTAAAATATAATAAACGGTCTGGTAAGACTTATTATGTGTATCCAAGGTTTCATAATAGGAGAGAGGGTGCTGTTGGTGAAAAGGTTATCTTAAAGGCAATTAATATGAGCAGACCACCTTCAGAGGTAGAGGATAGGTATGAGATTCATAGTAAGTTGTTCAAGGATAAGATAGTTGAGCAGATGCAGGAAAGGTCTGAAAAGATGCGTGAGGGTAAAATAGATAAGAACAGGATGACCATGCAGGAGATTATTTCAGTATTGATTGAAAATAAGGAGGAACCTTTGTATTTGTCTAAGAGAAGTAAACCAGAGAATGTTATTTTTGATAAGGATTCTGTTCGTATTGAATTTGATGTTACTGAGTCTCAAGCAAGGCATATTAAGAGACTTGCTGAGATTAAGGTTAATAAGGTTCCAGAGGAAGAGCAGATTGTTGAAAAGATACCTGAAAATGATGGTTAGGTAATTTGTGGGAGGGAAGAAAGGAATGGTATCAGAACCAAAAAAATAGTTAACCACTCCCTTCAGTTGTTCATATGTATAGTTTTTTGATTATTAAATGTTTTGTAATCATAATTTATAAAAACAATGAATTAGATATGCTATTATTGGATTGACCAGGAATAGGGGTTTGTTTTTAATGTTCTTTGAGGCATTTGACTTTCACCACTTCTATCCCCTGGTCATCCAGGAACCACTTTTTTAATATGAATTTACATAAAGTATATATACCTCATGTGATATATACTATAATTGGTGATTGTCGAATGACAGGAAATAAAATCTCAAAAAAGGAAGCAGGACTTTTCTATAAGGAAATCAAGAAAATACTTACTGGTGATGAACCATCATGGGGTGAATATTAAATGATAAATTATGAAGCAATGGATAAATATTTGTCTCTAAGAACCTATTTTATGTCCTTATCCGGTAAACTTGAGAAAGTAATGAAAAAGGATAAAGACATAGAACATAGTGTGATGGATGTTTGGGAAAAACTGAATGAACTTGAGAAATCACTTATTGGTGATAAATGTCCAGAGTGCAATTCAGACCTTATAAAATGTAGCGATGATGATGGGCAGTTTTATCTCTGTGAGAAATGTGGTGAAACGTATGGAAAGGAGGAGGTTGAATAGAATGAAAATAACTATTGATAATATTGATATTAATGATGATTTTGATTATCATAAGGGTGCCTTACTGCTTCGGTGGCAGGGCATCTCTGGTGGTATTCTTACCACAGAACAAAGAGATGAACTTGAGAAGAAAATAGTGAAATATCTATGGGGGGAAATTCAAAAATATTTCCCTAATATAAAACAGTATTGCACTGAAAAAACAGGGAAGTTCAATAGATGTACGAACAGAAATCATCGCACTCCTATTATTTGTATTCATGGTCATTTTTACATGCAGTATATCATTGAAAACAATAGTGAGACTTGGAATTGGGAATCTATTGATTTTGAACCATATCGTTTTAATTTTAATGAGGATGGATATCTGAAAGGTCTTCTTGAGGAAATAGAGAGAAAACATGCTCATCTTAATCTTTCAAAATTCTGTCATTATAGTAAGCAGGATGTTTCAGAAGGGGGTATCTAAAGATGGTTGATGATATTTATACTCGTCAGTGGATTATTGAACATGCTCAGGATATTATTTCTAATTACCCGGAAGGTATGACGGTTCGTCAACTTCATTATCGTTTGGTTTCTATTGGTATGATTAATGATTTGAATCATTATAAACGGGTAGTGGGTGCCATGACCAAGGCACGTTGGGATGGTATTGTTAGTATGCAATCCTTTGTTGACCGGGAAAGGTCAATGTATGGTAGTACAGAGGCAGAGGAAAAAGATGTTGATAATGAGATTGAGAATGGGAAAAGTGCGATTGAATCATGGATGACTGCGTATTTTCTTGACCGTTGGTCTAATCAGGATAAATTTGTTGAGGTATGGATTGAGAAAAAAGCATTGCAGGGTGTGTTTGAGAGACCTTGCAGAAGGATGAATGTTGCACTTGCACCATGTAAGGGATATCCATCTATCACTTTTATCAACAAAGCAAGACATCGATTTGAGGATGCTATTGATAAAGGAAAAGAGGTTGTAATTCTTTATTTTGGTGATTATGACCCTTCTGGTGCTGATATTCCTCGAAGTCTTGAGGATAATCTTAATCGTATGGGTGTTGATGTTACATTGATTCATTGTGCATTGAATCAAAAGCAGATTCAGGAACTTGGTCTTCCAGGTGTTCCACCTAAGAGGAATGACACCAGGACTAATGGTTGGTCTGGTGGGGATGTTGTTGAACTTGATGCTGTTGAACCAAGGTTACTTGCTGAGATGTGTAGTAAAGCAATTGAGGAACATTTTAGCAGAAGCAGGTATAATGAACTTAATGAACGTGAGGCAGAGGAACGAAAAATTTATCAGGATGCATTGAAGGAATATGTGAACAGCATTGGTGATGAGGAGGATGACTAAAATGATAGAAGGAAATCATCATTATGACCCAAAAGATTTAGATGATTTACAAAACACTATTGTTGATGCACCAGGTTCAGGTCTTACTAAATGTCCTTTCTGTGGTTATCATTCTGTTGATGAAGAAGGTTGGTGTTATAATGGATGCATGAAGGAGAGGGGATTATGAGAACGATGGATTTGCCGTTGTCTGCCGTTATTAATTATTATGTGCAACCTTTTCAACCGTATAAGATTGAACTGGTGTATATTGATAATAAACCTTTTATTAGATTGGTTATGGGTGATTTGGTTGAGTTGAGTGATGATGAAAAGGAATATGATTCATGTGCTGTTGTTGGCAGGTTGCTTCAGCATCCTAAAAAGAAATATGGTTTTAAACTTTCATTTGATGGGAAAGATATTGCAGAGGGGATACGAAAGAATATTGCTATATATTTACGGAAACAGGGTTTTAAGGTAGAAACAACTGAGGGAGGGTATTATGACATCAAAGAGGAGGCGAAACAGTGAGAGACCCAATAAGAGACCTAATTAAATTTGTATTGGTGGCAATGATAATCAGTTTTTTAGTTGGAGTATTTATATGGTTTGTTGTAGCACCGGCATTTACAGAATCTTATGAAGGAGTTATAATTGATAAGTCTAAGTTCAGCACATCTCGAGGTGATACATATTATAGTTTCATTATTGAATCAGATGGTGTTATTCGTGAGGGAGATGTAGATATCAATGATTATTATAATTATGAAATTGGTGATTGGTTTGAATGGAGGCGATTTGGATGAATGAGAAAGAATTAAAGCATTGTTCATTATATGAGTTGCAGATGATGATTGGTTGGAGGGAACGTAAGATTCGTCAGTTGGTGATGAACACTCGGACTATCGAGGAACTTATTAAGAACCGGTCTGATGAGTTGCGTGAGATTAAAAAGGAACTTCATTCAAGGAAAGGAACTGTTGGGAGGAAATCAGATGAATGAGTTTAAGAAGGTTGTTGTTGGTAGTTCGATAACAATTGTAATACTTATTTACTTAATTGTGTTTGTTTTTCCAAATGATAAATATATGACTGAGGGTATCCTTGAGGATGTGGCATATGATGATGTGCTTCATATTACAGTGAACAATGAGAGTTTTTATAGGAATTATAAAAATGTTGAGTATTATGACTGGATATTTGGTCTTAAAGGAAGAGTAGTGAATTTTACTGTGACTACTCATGGTTCATTTAATAGTCTACATTCAAGGATTACTAAAGTGGTAACAGTTGAGTATATCAGATATGAACCTGCATCTTTTTTTTCAACAGAGTTTGATAGTGTTATTATTTCTTTTTCAGATGGGTCTGATATAGTTGTTGATGATAGGAACTCTGAGGATAGGAATACTGCTATGGAATACTATTCCATGTTTAAAGAGTATGAGGATGTAAAAGTGGTCATTACCTATGATGATTATTTTGAGTATGATATAGTGATTGATGTTAAGGAGTTTGATATAGAATGAGGATTGTAAGGGTTGAAAAGATACCACCTGTTATTGATTTATTTATACTTGGACTTGTTTTGTTTGTTGGATGGTATATCCCAACATTTATCGATAATATTGCAAGTCATTTTATGTATCATATGGTTGCTAATATCCCTATTGTTATGTTGGTGCTTTGGGTGTTGATGACGTTTCGTTTAAGGAAAGGTGATGGTAAAAATGTCTGAGATTAAAGGTAAAAGATGTCCATGTTGTATTGTTCATGGGAAACGTGGTGATTATCATCCTAAGATGAACAGTGCATCGATTCAGGATTACAGCAAAGATAAGAAGACTTGGAAAAAGATTGGGTATTATTGTAAACACTGTGAGCATATTGAAGCAATTAAAGGAGTGGTAAAAAATGAGTGAGGAAAAGAAACTTAGGGTTTGGTGGATGTCAAATCTACCATCAGAAGTATTTTATAAAGAAGTAGATTCACCAAAGGAAGGCAGGGAGGTATTAGATATTCTTGCTGAATATGATTTGTATCTTGGTGAGTTAATTGAGTCTAATGTTGGTGGCATGGAGGAAATGCAAGAGAATGGTTGGTTTGAATGGGAAGATGAGAATGGGTGTGACATCTATGAATCTAAGAGGGTGAATAAATGAAAGAAAAAGAGATAAGATGTAAGGAGATTATCATTCATATTGGGCTACCTAAAACCGGGTCTACCTTTTTACAGACAATAATTTATCCTAAGTTAAAAGATGTTTGTAAGGTTTTTGGGGAATTTGGTGAAGAAAGATTTCATTGGGATTCCCTGCTTTCAGATGATAGAATAAATATTATTTCTAATGAGCAGATTTCAGGGAGACCTAATTCTTCTTTTAAGGTTGCTGATAGATATACCGTTATTTCAAGGTTTGCTAATATGTTTCCTAAAGCAAGGATAATTTTTGTTTCAAGGGAAAAGAAAGGATGGATAAAATCTTTATATAGGGAGTATGTTAAATCATGTTTTGGTGCCTATTCTTTTGATAGATGGTATGATGAAGTTTTTGATAAAGATTTTTTGATGGATAGTAATTATGTTGATTATCTGAAACTTTTATTTAATGATGTATTGATTTTAGATTTCAAGGAGTTAAAGGAAAATCATGAACTTTTTGTTAAAAAAACTTGTGATTTTATAGGGGTCGATGTTCCAGAATATACTAATAAAATAATAAATAAGGGAAAAGATGACAGTGTTATTGAGAGATGGCGAAAATTTAATCGTTTATTCAAATCTAATTATTCTCCCCATAAAGGATATTTTCCTAATGAGTTGAATCCTTTAAGGTATTTACATCTTATAGAAGTTAAAAAGGATGTTTGGTGAGAGACAATGAATAAAGTAGTTATTATTAATCCACCTTTGGTAAACCCAAAGTATATCGATATTAAAAAGAAGTATCATACTATTATTCCACTTGGTTTGTTATATATTGCTGAAGCAGTTGATAGAGTTATTGGTTGGCATTCAGATATTTATGATTTGAATCTGATGTCTATTAAGAATGCTCATAATTGCAAGAAGCAGGATTTGAAATCATTAGTTGATATGATTCCTGATTCATATGCATATTACATGATTGGTTGCATGTTTTCAAGTTCTGAGAATATATATTATGAAGTTTGCAGATTATTAAAGGAAAGAGATAAGGTTGTTGTTGTTGGTGGTGTTCAGGCAACTGCTATGGAGGATTTCTATTATGATAATGATTTAGCAGATATTGTTGTAATAAATGAAGGTGAGGATAAAATATCTAATTTATTAAGATATGGTAAAATAAAATCAGATGGTGTAGTGGTGAATCCACCGTCAATTGTGAATCAATTCAGAAAGATAAACTTTGATGATTATAACAAGTATGGTGATTTTGGTCATAGTCTAAGAGTATTGGCAAAAGATAGAAAGATATCGAATCTACAACATAATAGGGGTTGCAGGGGTAATTGTTGTTTTTGTAGTGTGAGGATGATGATGGGTGATGGTGTGCGTTCTATTGATATTGAGAAGACATTAGATGAATTAGATTATTTATATCTGGAAAAAGGTATAAGACATATTGATTGGTTAGATGATGATTTATTGGCAAATAAAGAGATAACGATTGAATTGTTTCATAGAATTGCTGATAGGAATTATGATTTAACTTTTTCAATTAATAATGCATCATTGGCGATTAATATTGATGAGGAGGTAGTTGATGCTGTGGTAAAAGCAGGTTTTATTCATATGGCTTTTGGAATTGAGACACCTGATAAATCATTGAGAAGAAAGATGAGGAAAGCAGGGAGTTTGAAGAATATAAGATTTGCTGTTGATTTGTTTAGGGAACGATTACCAGATATTTTCTTGCATGGTAATTATATGATTGGTTTTCCTGATGAGACTGTTGGGCAGATTAAGCATACTATTGATTTTGCTAATAGTTTGGATACTGATTGGTCGCAATTTGCAATTGTGCAGACACTACCGAAAACTGATTTATATGAGAAATTTAAAAATGATGATGAGAAAGTAAATAGATATTCACCTGCTTCAGAGCAGGTTGATAAAAATAAGGATAAATATGATTTTAAATTGATTGATTTATTTTTATTGGATGATGATTATGTTCCTATGAATAAGGAAGTTACTGGTTTTTGGCATCTTATAAATTATAAGGTTAATCTATTGGATAGAAAAAACATTAGTTGGAAAACTAACGATTTTGTAAAAGCATTGTTAGAAGTATATAATGAGGATATTGTCCTTCAAAGATTCATTGGGAAAAGGAATGGTGATGTTTCTCCTTTTTGGAGTGAGTTGTTATCCATGCTTAAAAAACATGATGTAATGAATAGATTGGGGTTGGAAAAACTATGAATAAAATTCAATTGAATAGGTGAGAAATATGAATCATATTGGCAATTGTAAAAGGTGTGGGAAATTTCTTAAAGCAGTAAGATACAAGAATGGTGAGATAAAACATTTTGAATGTTCATCGTGTGGATTGATAATATGAATGAAGTAAAAGATAAAGGAATGTTATTTAATATATTTGGAATTGTTGCATTATTGACCTTGACATTTATTAGTCCAATATTTGAATATAATTTGGGTTATGAAAAATTAATACTTGTTTTATTTTTTACATTATTTGTTGATATTATGATTGGAAGTATGTTATACAATTTGGTGTATAAATTATGAATTTAGTTCAATTTAAATGGAGGTAGATAAAAAATGGAAATAGATACATGGGTTAATTTATCAGATGAAGGAAAAAAAGAATTAGGAACTATTTTTCCAGAAGGCAGGATACCCTCAAAAAGTATATTATCACAAATAGCAAAACTTGAAGGGAAGAAGGAAAATAAAGAAGTTTACAAGGTAGATATTTCTTGTTTAACAAATGAACAATTTGAAAGATGTATTGATTACATTATGTTGAAGAATAAAGAACGTGGACTTGGTAATGTTAATCGTAATATCGTTTCTGGTGATATAAAGAGAATGGGTTTTATTCCATTGCAATCAAAGTATGTTTGTGGTGCAGGAACTAAAAACGTGGCGATGTTTCTATGAATGGAGTGTATTGAAATGAAAAAATTAAATCGTTCAACAATTGAAAATGCAATAATGGAATTTGAGAAAAAAAGAGGATTGAAAGTAGTTTATGCAATTGATGGTTTACCAATTGATTTAAAACATTTTGATATTGCTCAATTCATTATTGAATATATTAAGGAGTAATTATATGAATAGAGTTACAGATTTTAATGGGATTGATATAAAAAATTACTTTCCATTTAATTTAATAAATATATTGATTTTCATTATTAAAAAAGTATTTATAAAATTATGAATTTATTGAAAGATTTTAGGAGGAAAAACAATGAATAAAATGTATAGAAATTTAATAAGATTTGGATTATATATGATTGGTTTGATTTCAATTTGGTTTGTGGTTCCTGAATATTATAAAGGTGTTTCAGGTTTCGCATTTATATTCGCATTAGTGTTTTTTCTTGGATTTATTTTATCTCAAAGTGTTAAGGATTTAGAAAATTATTTGTTTAAGAAGGAAAAATAACATTAGAAGAATTCAACGAGAAGGCAATTGTATGAATAAATTACAATATGATGGGATAGGATTGATGCCACCAATATCAAAGAAAAAGGTAAAGATGATTATTAAATCAATTAAAAAAGGAAAGATTCTATGAATCGTTTTAAATGTAATTGTGGTAATGATACTTTCAATATTATTATTGAAAATACTTATTTAAAAAGCAGATGTACAGAATGTTATGAAGAAAAGGTATGGAATTAATATGAATAAACAACAATTTATTGATTGGAAATTAATAACATTAACAATCACAGGTGGCATTGTTATTGTATTAGTGCTGTTGGTAATATGAATCGCTGAAAATTAGACTTCAATGTTTAAAGTTAAAGTTTCTTGTATTATTTATAAACATATATTGGATTATTTTAAGTACCTTACAGTTTTATTAAATGTTACATTTTTTATAGTTTGACATTTAATCAATGTTCATTAGATTGCATGAGAATGCATGAGATACTTCAAGAAGGTATTATTTATGAGATTCAGGTCAAGATGTTATTGTGATAAGTGTAGGAATCGATGGACTACCATAAAGAGGAAATCGCACAAGGCACCAAAGCATTGTCCTAAATGTGGGAGTACCATGACCCGGGTTAAAAATTGGTGGGTGGTAAAATGAAAGAGATAAGTAGATTTTTTTTAAATGAGAATCAATTACAAAATGCATTAGTGAAATATTATAAAAAATATAAAACAGTACAATATACTTTTTCACATAAAACTATTAGAAATGGTAAGGCAGGAAGTGTTTATAACATATTTCTTGCTTTTAAAAAGGGGGATGCAATTAGATGAGTGATTGGTGGAAATCATCTGACCTTCCAGTTGCAGATGCAATCAGGAAAGTCGCTACACCAACACCACCACCATCAAAGAAAAGTAAAGGTGGTTCTTCGAACCGTTCACCGACAGGTAGTGGAAAACCATATGAAGGAACACCGGCAGAAGAGGTTGTAGAAGAGATTGCATTACCTGTACCATCAAGACCAAAGCAAGAGGTCATACAAGATGATGAGATATTAGAATCTAATGTAAGATTCATTGATTCACCAACTGAAATTGAAGAACCACAACCAGGATTTATAGTGCCACCAAGACCATCTAATACTGTATATGATTTAGGTACACCATCACCAATACCAAATGTTCCAGGGATTAAAGATAATACGTTTCTTGATACTGTTGCATATACACATGGAACAGGAACACCGGATGATATGGGGTACATTCCAAAACCATATACTGAATCTGCCGTTAATGAGCAACCTTGGACTGCAATGACTGGTGATTTAAAACCAGGTGATTTGTTTGTTTCAAGGGAACCAAAATCACACAAAAAAACTACCTGGTATAGCAAACCTTCTCCTAAAGTGTTGATTGGTAGTGACCCGATTTCAGGGCAAAAAGTGTATGCTGAACCATCACCATATTTTAAGAAGTTTGGATACATACCAAAGGATAAGGATTATGCAACAGTTTTCAGCGATATTGATACAAGTATTAAAACAACATCTGATTCAATATCATTGATGAAAGAAAATGTTGATTTTGCAGAGTTACAGATTCCTAAGATTAAGGAGTCAATTGAATTAGTTGAAAATACAAAACCTGGAACAATGTTCAGTTTTGATTCTGATGTAGACATTGATTTTGATGGTGTCATTGATAAAGAAGCAACAAAGGAATCATTACTGCCATATTTAAAAGGGCAGTTGAATCTTGCTGAAAACACAGTTGCAATGAAGGATGAAATACCAAAGTATGAGATGCAATTGACTCAGTTGGAGAGGACTAAGGATTTAGTTACTGGTTATAAGAATGTGGGATATGAGATTGATTTATCTGATGATGGATATAATTTTAGTTTTCCATCTGCAACAAAGGTACATTCATCATTGTTTGGTGATTTAGAACCGATTGCATTAGCATCTGCATCTTTTATTGAAAGTCCTTTGGCGATTAAAACAGTTGCTTCTGGTCTTTGGGAATGGGGAACTGGTGACAAAAAAGTAGGGATTTCAAGAAGGGAGGAACTTGCACAGTTCAGTCTCGGGATGAAAGAGTCATTGGATAAAGGTGGTGTTGATTATGCTATTAAAATCGGGTCATCACCTGCAATGGTTCAAGGTGTTATTTTACCGACTGTTACTCTTGGTGCAGGTTATCTCACTCAAGGTGTTTCAACTGGTGGGTCTGGTTTATTGGCTACAACTGAAGCAGGAAAAGCATCATTGCTTTCTAAGATTGGAACTCATGGAATTGATTATGGTATGAAAGTTGGTGGTTATACTGTTGGTGCTGTTGGGGTTGGTGCAACGGCATTACATCTTGGTAAGACTTATGTTGAGGAACCTGAGAAATTACCAGGAAGACTTGCTGAGACTGCATTTACATTTGGTCTTGCTTTCGGTTCGTTTAAAAAAGGTCAGGATTTATTTAAATCAAGATATCCGAGTTATAAAATGAAAGGTGATTCAACAATTTATGGTGAGATGGATGTAACAAGTAAACCATTGGAAATAAAGATGGAGACTAAATCATTGCCATTCAAGACAAAGGAAGGAAATGTAGTTGAAAAGACATTGATGGTTGGGGAGGGTAAGATGACGTTTCAGAATAAAAAGATACCAGTAAAATTATCTGGTGTTGCTGATTCTGACCCTTCTGGTCATTGGTCTTTTGCTGAAGGTAGAGGCACAATTGAAATACCTGGAAAGCAACCATTTTTACAAATTGAGACATGGGGTGGAAAGACAATAAACATTGGTACAATGAAATCATCATTAAAAGGTTTCAAATGGAAAGGTTCAGCGATTAAAACAGGTGAGCAAGGCAAGGTTTCATTCTTTGATGTTTCTGGTGAATCAGAATTACTTGCAGGATTAAAAGGTTCTTATGGTTTCGGTAAAACTGGTTATGAACCAACAATATCTAAAGGAAAGACATGGGTAGAAGAATGGGGGAAACCAGTTAATGATTTAACGGTTCAACCAGAGCAGATTACTTCATCTATGATGATTTCTGATAAGGAGTCTGGAATTAGTTTCACTAAAAATCTTATATCAAAATCATTACCTAAGACAGATATGAGTCCTAAGATTATATCACCAAAGCATTTTAAATTTGCACATATAGGAAAGTACAAAGGGAATTGGTTGGAAGGAAATGTCGTTCAGAAAGGTGATATTTTTGCTTATCAAAAATCAGGAAGTAATAACTTTTTATCATCATTGGATGACTCTGGTGGTTCAGGTTTTGGTTTTATGACATCTGATAAAGGTGGTCAGACATCATCTTTATTGTTGGAATCTGGAAAGATAATACAGCATGGAGATATGGGTGTTACTGGACTTATCTCAAAATCTGTTGGAAAAACAGGAGGTATCACATCACCATCTGGTGCAGGTGCAGGTGCAAGTGTCGGTGGTCTTAAAATGGATGTGAAGCAAGATGGTGGTAAGATATTAGAACCATTGTCAATTGGTAAGCAACAGGTATCGTTTGGTGATATGTCATTGGAGTCGGTCATGACATTTGATAATATTTCTATTACACCTAAAGGTATTGATATTGGGGTGAAACCATCAGGGTCAATAATTATCGGTGGGAAAAAGTCTGGTGGAAGGGATAGTGGAAGTAAAGTATCTTTACCAAAGGTAGATGTTGGTTCGGGGTCAAAAGGAGTTATTGGTGGTAAATTAACTGGTGGTCTAAATCTAATTGGTAGGGATAGAAAGAAGTCACCGGATACTGAAAGAGCATTAGATATTGGAATGGATTTTGATATGGATTTTGATATGGAACAGGGGATAGATATTGCTCAGAAGGTAGGTTCAAGTCAATCTCAGAATATGAAGCAAATGCAGATGGAAGACATAACATTTACTGGTTTTACTGGAACTGCAATACCAGTACCAATAGTACCACACCAAACATCAAAGATAAAACCTGTTCCACCAGTGATTCCATTTGTGTTTGGAACAGGTGGAATGCAAGATAAGAAAAAGAAAAAGAAAAAGGATTTTTCTTTGGGAAATGGTAAATCAAAGATGGAACCGGTGTTAGTGAAATCAGTTCTTGCTGACCCATTTAAAGTTCAGGAGTCACAAGTTAGTTTTGGAAAAGCGACTCATCCTGCACCAACGGAAGAGATTTGGAAACTTGGTGAGAAAACAGGTTGGAGGATTCCAACAGTTGAGTTGATGAAAAATAAAAATACTAAAAAAGGAAAAGGAATATTTGGATGGTGGAAATAGATGTTCATTAAGATTGGATTTTGGAAAAAAGTCTCTGAGAAGTATCATGCACAATATACATTGTTTGCATTGTTCATGACAGTAATAACCATTATTGCATTTGCTAAGATTTATCCAGTGTTAAAAACAGTTATTGATGAGGCAGTTCCACAGATGGATGAGGGTACTGCAACATTGATTACATTATCACCTATGATTATTTTCTTGTTTATATTATATGGTGCATTGTGGTATGTTGTACCAAATAGAGAGAAGGTGTGATTAAATGAATAAGAAATTAAGGAAAATATATAATGATAAAGAGGCAAAAGTAAAAACAATACCAGTATTAATAATAATGTTATTCGCTATGTTTTCAGTAATGTTGTTTACATCTGACATAGAAGTGGAAGCATCAGTACCTTCAAGTTTTGTGAATTATAGAAGCATCACTATTGATTCAGACTATTTTGATGATGATTGTGTTGATTTTCCGATTAAGGTTTATAGTGCAAGTTGGGTAGCAGGTTTAAACGAAACAAGTTTTTCTTTTTATGATTCTGATAATACAACAGAACTTAATTGGGAACTTGAAAAATATGATTATTCTACCGGTGAACTGGTTGCATGGGTTAAGGTTCCAAGAATAGATAATACAATTGATACTGTTATTATATTGTATTATAGTGATTCTAATATTACAGATGGTGGTGAAAACTATCCAGAAAGTACATGGGATAATAATTATGAGATGGTTCAGCATTTAGATGGTGGAAGCAGTAGTGAAATAGATGATTCAACTTCAAATAATAATGATGCTACTGGTGATAGTGGTACACCTGCTTATGAACAATCAGGTAGATACGGTGTAGCAATAGATTTTAATGATGTTGATTCTGATTGGTTGACTTTTGGTGATGCATGTTCGTTTTTAAGCAATACTGTTGGTACTATTGAATGCGTAGTCAATCTTGATGAGGATTCCGGTTCTGATAATACAATAATGGGATTTTATTATGGGTTAAGTAATCGATTTATCGTGTTTGTTGATAATACACCAGATGTATATTATGGAATATATTTCAGGAATGGTGATACAACACATTATTGTAAAAAAGAGACTAATGTAACTGTAAGTGAAGACAATTGGTATTATTTTGCTTATACTCAATCAGGTTCCACTAATCCTGATATTAATCCTATTTTATGGGAAAATGGTGCAATACCATCAACTCAAGGATATCTTTCGGTTACACCACCATCAGAACCAGATGGATATCTTTATGATATTTCTGATGAATCATTTTTTATTGGTGATGATGGTTATGGTCTTGGTTGGGATGGGTTGATTGATGAAATTAGAATTTCTAATATTGTCAGGAATGATACTTGGATTCGTGCATCATATAATTCAACTGTAAATCCAACTTCTGTTGCTTCCATGAGTGGTGAAAAGGAATCATCATTTTCTTCAACTTTGATAATGAATGATGTTCAGTTCACAGTCCAAGGTTTGAAAGACACTACTCAATATGCAAATTCATCTGGTAGTGTTTATCAGACTGGTGAGATTAATGTGACAATTTCTGGAGATTTTTATTATGAAGAAATAAGGATTAATGTTTCAGATGTGAATAATACTCAGATTGATGGCAATGATATATTTATTCAGTTTGATGACGATGATTCTGGTTGGGGTGCTAATTGGTTGCAATGTTCAGATGGTGGAAATACAATTATAATCAATAAAACAACATGGGATGCAAATAATTACATGATTGGTACTAATCCATTTACTGCCGATGGTGATAGTGACGGATATTATGAGATTCAGAATAATTGTTCTATTTGGTGGCATGTTAGAGTCGATATCCCATTGGGAATAACAAATGTGACTCATTCAAATACTGCAATGACATGGAATGCAGGTAGATATATTTAAAGGAGAAAATAATGAAAAAATGTGCATACTTTATCGTATTATTATTAGTGTTTTCAATGACTATTAGTTACAATTATATTGATACAGTTAAATCTGATGATGAGACTACAATTCTTTGGTTATCGGTAGATTGGCATATGGATAGGAATGACCCATCTGGTGCTGTTGGTACTCCTTGGTATGGTATTAGTTGGACTGGTTATTATCAATATGGTAATGCTCATGATGCAGTGAATGATACAAATGCGATGAATGTGGATTATGCATGGATAGTTGGTGATATGATTTCCTGGTTTGATTACTCTAATGGGTATCCAGGTGAACCTGAAGGATGGAGGAGATTTGGTACAGCATGGTCAAATCTTACTGTTACTTATGCAAAGAATTTTACTATTGGGAATCATGATGGCAGATTTTTTGATGAAGAGGATACGGATTGCGTATATCAAGAAGAAATGGGATTGCCAAGACCTCAAGGTGAAGGTGGTGAGTGGTATTACTATGATATGGGAAATACCTCTGGTGGTGGTGTTCGTTTTATATGTATGGCAGATGAGGATACTGCCGATGGAAGTCAGTCTGGAAATGGTGTGATTTCTTCAACTCAACATGATTGGGTTGAAAGTAAAGTTGAGGATGCATATGATAATAATTTAAGTGTGTTTATTTTTATGCATCAGAAACAAACGTCAAGTTGGTTTTCAGGCAGTGAATCATCATCATATTGCACCGGTAGTCCAATTACAGACATTATGAATTATTGGAATGGACAAGGAAAACCAATTTCATTATATGCATGTGGTCATTCTCATGATGCTATAACAGAATCACAGGACTGGATAGAATCACATTATGGTACAACCTGCTTATTGATTTGTAGTATATCATGTTATGAATCAGATAATGATATACATTATCCACATTCGAGATATTTATATTTTACAGAAGGTTCAACAGAAGTTACAATAAAATCATATAATCATACTGGTAATAATTTCATTGATGCAGTTGAATATACATTTGACTTAGAATATCCTTGGAGTCCGGTTGGAGAGGAACCACCTGAAGAACCATCAGGTAATTTTACATTTGATGATATTTGTGGTTTGGAAAATAATTCAGATATATCGATGTATGATTCAGTTTGGGGAAATATATCACTACCAGAACCAAGGGATATACCACAGATTGATACAAGTGAACAGATTGTATCTTTTGAGGAATTTAATATAAGGGTTGCAAGAGATGGTGGATTTACAAATATTATTGCAAATGAAACACATTCAGATATATGGTTCAATCTTTCAACTGATGTTTCTGAGAAAGGTTCATTGTATTTTGATTATAGGGCAAAGGTAAAGGTGGTGTCTAACTGAAGTGGTTAATTAATTGTTTTTTAATATTATTATTTATTTCAAATATTGCTTCAGGTGCATATGTGATTGTTGATAATGGTACTTGGGGTATTACTGTTGATGTTCTAACTGAAAATTATCAGGTAGAGGATAATGGTACTTGGGGTATTACTGTTGATGTTCTAACTGAAAATTATAATGTTTATGTTGATGATAATGCCATTGGTGGATGGTATGATAGTAATCATGTTGCAACTGTAAATGAAGCATTGTTAAATATTTCAGAAAGTGGAATAATCCATGTTTTTGATGGTATTTATGATGAATCTTTGAATGTTACAAAATCGATTTCTATAATTGGAAATGGAACAGAAAATACATTTATAGTTTGTTCATCTGATTATAATATTACATTGAACATTAGTGCTGATAATGTACTCATTTCTCAGTTGAATATTACGAATGCTGTTGATGTTGATTTTTCAGACCTTGGGTACATTGGTGTCATTGATATCAAATCAGAAAATGTAACTATAAATAATTGTAATATTTCTTCTGGTAAAGGTGATGGTATTAATGCAAATAATTCTCATAATTTAAGCATACATAATTGCACAGTTTTTAGTAATTATGATGACGGTATTCAACTGGTTACATGCAGGGATTGTTTGATTGCAGATAATGAGATTAAAAATCATGTATTTTATCCTTCGACAAGTTCAGGTATTTATCTTGCAGGTTTTCAGGAAACTGGAAATACAAAGAATATCATACTAAAAAATAATACCTTGATGGGAAATGATGTTAATATACAATTAGTTAACACCGATAATTCTACTATATATAATAATTATTTTGGAGATTATGTTGATGATTTATTAGTGATTAATTCTGGTGTTGAGAATATAAGTTGGAATATATCTAAAACAAGTGGTATCAACATTCTCGGTGGAACAAATATTGGTGGTAATTATTGGATTGATTATGATGGTGTTGATTACGATGGAGATAAGATTGGTGATACAGATGTGCCTTTTACTGATGGGAGTAATATTTCAGGTGATTATTACCCATTAACTAATAATTTTTCTTATAAATATTCAATATCAGACTATGGTACTTGGGGTATTACTGTTGATGTTGATGACGGTCTTTATGACTATCATGTTGATAAAGATGGTACTTGGGGTATTACTGTCTATACTGAATATTATATCTATACACCTTATTGTCCTTCTTGGCTTATGTGGGATAATGGTTCTTCACCAGTTGTTGTTAAAAACAATGCTTCTATTATTGATGGTTCAACGAATATCTCTGAATCAATCGAAGATTTTAGTTGTTATATTTATGACCCATCAGGTGATGAGATGAATTGGACTATTGAAACAAGTCCTGATATTGGGAATAGTAGTGGAACAACATATAATGGAACCATCAATACATCGATTAGTTTTTCATCTGGAAATAATTTATACGTTATTTTTGTTAATGTTTCAGATAGTGTTTATTATGATAATGAAACATTCACTTTTTATTCGGAAGCATCAGCATCAGATGTTTGGACTTTTAATGCGACTAATGTGAATATAACAAATGCAATATTAAGAGGATATCTTAACGATACAGGTGGGATGAATTGCACTGTTTGGTTTGAATATGGAACTACATTATCATATGGTAATCTGACCCAAACACAGCAAATGAATAGTACAGGAGATTTCAATACAACATCTGGAACATATGCCATGACTTTAAGACCAGATGGTGCAGGTGATATAACTGGTATTGCATATGAGGAACCAGTTAGCACAGCACATTATTTGTTAGTTGATGATGCAACTCAGGATGGCATGGTCACTATCGTATATGAGGTACCTTCGACATGGACTGGTCATCCATATGCTAATGATTTATATTCAATTGATATAGATAGTTATAATGATTCATATGCGATTCATAATGTGACAGTACATGCATTAGTATATGGTTCAACAGGTAATCATAGATTTTATAAGACATTATTGAGAACTGATAGTGATACTTTTTTTGGAACAATTATGACACCTGGTACCGAGAATTGGTATGATATTAATACTAAATATGAAACAAATCCGTATACAAAGGAAACATGGAATTGGTCAAGTATTGCTGATATTCAGGCAGGTGTTAGTTTAACTGGTGAGCATAATGAGAATGGGATTTGCACTCAGGTTTATGTTGTTGTTAATTATTCAACGGATGTTGTTATGTTGAATCTTGAACCAGGTACATTATATCATTTAAGAACTGTTTCAAATAATGAGAATGGAACGGTATATGGGAATCATCGGACTTTCATTACATTATCTGGTGCTGTTGATAATTTTACAGCATCAAATTATAATACAAGTGTTATAAATATTACATGGGATGAAACAGAAGGTGTGGACAGTCTTTATATTGTGTATGCAAAAGATAATATACCTGGAAGTAAAGCAACAGGCATCTTTTTAGTGAATACATCAAGTGTATCATACAATCATACTGGTCTTGATTATGGAACTCATTATTATTATCGTGCTTATGTATGGAATGATACTACCGGTTTTGGTGGGAATGTTCTTGATGATGCGTATACGAATCCACAGCAACCAGTTTCAATTACTGATGTTGGGAGTGGTTTAACTACTATTGATGTTCAATGGTATGGTGGAACTAATGCAACCAATACAGTGATTTATAGAAACATATCAGGGCAGTCAGGATATCCAAGTAGATTCAATGGATATGAATGTGCTAATAAAACAAACATACCAACACCAACAATTGATACCATTGGAGGATTAGTTCAAGATACAATGTATAATTTCTCAGCATATTCATTTAATCCAGATTCAGGATTATATTCAGAGACTAATGCAACATTTAATGCATCAACATCGGCAGAAGCAGGTCAACCATCAGCATTTGTTGTATATGCTCATAATCATACTGTTATGAATTTATCTTGGATTAAATCAGACCCAACTCATGATACGATAATTGTGAGAAAAACAGGAAGTTATCCGGCAGATGTAGATGATGGAACTCAGATATATAATGGGTCAGCAAGTGCATATCAGGATACAGGTTTGACTCCTGCATCGATTTATTTTTACAGGGCATGGGGTTATTTTATTGATGTAAGTAGTGGTTATGCATCAGCAACGAATTATACGTTACCAGAACCACCACAGAACCTTACAGGAACATTGACTGGTACTACCTTAGATATTGATTGGGATATCGGACAAGGTGCAACCAGTACCGTTCTTTCGATGAATCTAACTGGTTATCAGAATGACCCGAATCATGATGATACATTTTACAATGGTACAAGTAACGTATCATATATTAGTGGTGTAAATGATTTGAATTTTGTTTCTGGTTGGAGTTATGTAGAAATAAATGGGGATGATGTTTACAGTATCATTACATATCTTAGATGGGGTGGACTTGAATTAAATGTGTTTAAAGAAACAAATCCAACGATTCACATTGAGAATTACACAGTGTTTATAACCAATGAACAGGGAACTGAAACATATTATAATACATCAGGTAATAATCCATTTAGGATAAGTGTTGATGATGTACCAAATGGACAGAATATCCATATTCAGATTTCAAAGGATGGATATAAGACTCAGACTCAGGTTTGGGATTTATATGATAATTACTGGTATGCAATAAACTTTTATCTGCCACCAGATGAGAGTGGTGGTGGAGACCCAAGTGGTGGTGATTATATTCCACCAACAACAGAGGATATATTACAGACAACAACAGAGGATATTGATGATTATCTGACTGATGAGACTGTCACATTGAATTGTGAACCAAAACGTATAGTTGGTGTGTATGTATGGAATGCATCAATTTATGGTGGATGGGTTGAGGTTGATGATACTCTTTATACGGTTACTGGTAATTATTTGACAGTGAATCCATCTGCGATGGATGAGAACAGCACCAAGTTAAAAGTGAACTATTATTGTTGGTCAACTGAATCATATGCTTCTCATTATGTCATTGATGTAAAGAATGAATATAATGAAGCATTAGAAGGTGCAAAGATTACAATATCAAGATACATAAATACTTCTGCACAATATGAACCAGTGCTGATTGAACTAAGCGATGCTGATGGTCAGATAGATTGTTGGTTGATACCGGGAACACTTTATAAGGTAAAAATAACGAAGACATATTATACCACTGTGTATGATGAATGGGAACCACCAGATATCATTTACACAGAGGACATTTATAAAACATTCAGGATGGAACTTGATGAGGGTTCTATGCCGGATAGTGAGAAGTTATTTGATAACATAATCTGGTCTATTGAACCAACTCAATATTATTTCAATAATAGTTTCACTGTATGGTTCAACATCACATCGACTGATAATAAGATTGAATATTTCAGCATGGGAGTATATGAATATAATGCAACATATTTTAACTGGTCTTTATTATATTCAAATAATCTTACGACATCATCTGGTGGAAGTATAAGTTACACATTCACTAACAGCACTGGAAAATATAGTGTGGTTTGCACATTTAAAAAAGTAAATTTCAGTGAATATACATTTGGTATTGAAGACGGTTGCAGGATGTATTATATTTATTGGAATAACTTACAGGAAACTGTTTCAGATATTCCAAAACTGATATATCTGGTAATATCTGTCACTATCAGTATTCTTGCAATGGGGTTCTTATATAAATTTGGTGCAGGTTCAAAGGTGGGTATTGCAGGTTTGATAATCATGGGAATATTTTTTGCTTTGAAACCTGATATGGTATTCAGTGGTGTAAGTATCTGGATTATTTATGTTGCGACATGGCTTGTTTATGGTTTCTTGATGTTTTTGATGAGTCGGGGGTCTAATAGATGATAAAAGATGTCGATGGTAGTGTTGCTGTATTTGCTTTGATTATGCTTGGTTTTATCATAGGAATGTTTCTTTTTGGATATACTTCACCTGCAATTAGTTGGTTAGAATTTGATGAAGCATTTGATTCTGATGGTGAGTTTCATTATGAGGAATGGAATATTGATGCAGGTGATTTTCTTGCAAACATGGTTGATTATATGAAATCATCTCTTGGTGTTGGTGCAATTGCAACATCTGTGATTGTGGCGATTTTAATTGGATTTAGTGGTACTGGTCAGATGGGTGCAACAGTGCTTTCTTTTGCGATTCCTGCATTGTTGATTAGTATGGTTGCTAACATATTTTTCTTCCCAATAGTTGATTTTGCAAATGGTGAAGGGTTAGCATTTCCTTTGAATTTCATTTTACTTGCTGTGTATAATGTACTGTTGTTATTGGTAATGATTACTTTTGTTTCAGGGAGAGATTAGATGAAAGCATTTTTCATTGTCGCTATTTTCGATTCTATTATCGAATCATTTGAATATCTTGGAAATGAACTATTAGGTAATCCTTTATTGATTGGTGCAGTTATTTTTTTATTCTTTATCATGCTTATGATGCTGTTGCTTCTGCCATTCGAGGTCATGGTTGTCGCTATGATTCCTCTTGGTTTTGGAGTGTTTGAATTTATTCCACAGTTGCGATTGATTTTTGCTATTCTTGCAGGTATTGTTATTGGACTTGGTTTGATAAAATGGTATCGGAGATAACGATTTATCCTATACATCATATGGTGTATTCAAGATTAAAAGAAAAATATTTATTCAATAACATCCCAATAAAGTCTTATTATTCTTTAGTCATGAATATTCGTATTGCAAAGAAGTCAGAGTTAAGAAAAAAGATAGGATTATATCTGTTGAACGATATAGGATTTTCACCGGTTCAAGTAGATAGGATGCTTGATGAGATTAGTAGAAAGTTTCGTTTGAAGCAGGTTGATGCTAAATATCTCCTGAAGGATTTTCAAAAACTTGGTTGGGTTAAACGTGATAATTATTGTGTGTTACTGTTAAAGGATGAAGAGGAACATCCACTTTTATCGGAAAGAAAGGTTGATAGTATTGATAAGATTGTAACTTGTAAAAATTAGAATTTTAGACCAATTTTAAAAGTTTTTCATATGTTACGGTTTATATAGTTTGACATTTTATTCAACTATTATCATTTAAGATTACGGAGGTGAATGAAAGATGTTTGTAAAGAATGAAGGATTCTCTGGTGCAGTAAATCCTGTTGATTTCGTAATATCAATAGTTATTGTGATTATTGTTATTTCAGCAGTTGCTATACCAACTATCCAAGAAGTCCTTAACAGTTCTAACATAACTGGAATTGCAAACACTGTTCTCAGTGTTGTACCAACATTTCTCGCATTGTTAGCACTTGTTATGGTTGCTCGAGGATTCTAAAGATAAGAGGACACACATTTTCCTCTCTCTCCTTTCCTTTTTTTTTATTAGTATCATAATTTATATAAATCATTTTTTCATTGTTTGATAATACAATGGGTGACGTTGATAGTAAAACTTTACTTGAGGAATTAAACGAAAGATTTAATGTAAAGACTGATAAGCAATCAGGTTTTGGTGAATATACTCAGGAGACTCAGAAGTTATCATATTCACCGGATAATCCTTATGGGCATCAGTATGCTTTGATTAGTTCGCAAACAAAGGATGTTGCTACTCAAGGGTGGAAGGTGACTGATGACCCTCAGATTGTTTTAGGTGATATAGATAATGAAAAGACTCTTCGTTTATATCAGATTGATTATGGTCTGTTGGTAAATTGTTGTGGTATGGCACAGAATGATGAGATGTGGATTCCAGTTTTCAATGTCCTTTGGAGGAAGTTCAAAGGGGAACTAAGGATGACATCTAACATGGGTGGAAAAGAAAGATTTTTCCAGGCATTCATGCAACCTAAATCAACTTCGAGACCTGGTTTTAGTTTCCTAAGAAAAAAATCTAAGAAAAAGAAAACAACTGCCGATTATGTTTTTGACCAAGGTGATGATGATGATGGAGGTGGCATGTTCTAATGTCAGGAATTTTTGAAGTTAGTAATAAAGAAAGAAAAGCAATGATAAATCAAAATAAGGAATCACATGTTGATATTAATCATAAGATTGATGAAGCAATTGGAAAAAGTAATGGTGTTGTTGAGGAGATAGTTAATTTTGAAGTGGATGACCAACCAGTGGTTCAACAGCAACAAACAGTAAAGGAACAAGAACCAGTGAAGAAACTAACAAAAAAAGAAAGGGCAATGAAAAAGAATAAGAAAGTACCAGTTCCAGGAAATATAAAAAGTGATGTTATTGTCCAGGAGAGAGGAAAGGACTGGAATAAGATTTCCTTATATCTTGTCGCTATTGGTATCATCGGTATTATCTTTTTTTCACAGATGGCAAATGATATCAATCCTGCTTTTATCATCTTGATTTGGTTGTTCGGCATGATGTGTTTTCTTCCTCTTGGTCTTATTGTCGGATGGTTGTTCCTTGACCCTTATATGAGATGTAAGATAATGAGAAGGTTGAGGGGAAGGAACTTTGGTATTGTCCATCTGGTTCATAGAGGTGGTCAAAAGATTGCTACCAGGATTAAGGATTTCGATGAGGATGTAATTATCCAAGATGGTAGGTTCTGGATGCTGAAACAAGAAGGTATTTATTACAAGGATAAAGAAAATAATAATGTGTTGCATTCACAGATTTCGGCAGAGGATATTAAGACATTACCTGCTAATATTCCTTGTGTATTCATCGATGTTGAATCAATGCAGGTCATTACTTTCAATGAAGAGGACACTTCTACAAATCCACAGGAGGCAGGTGCATTCATAACTGGTTATATTGAGAATCAGATTAGAAAGAATGCAATGTTCAAAAAAAGTCAGACTATTTTATTTATCATTATCTTAGGGATTGCTTTTGTGACTATGATTATAACATTTCAACTTTATACATGGGTTGAGGAAATGAACAAAACGATTCCTGCTTTAAGAGGGCAGATTCAGACATTAGGGAATAGACTTGCTGAATTGCAACCACCAGTTAATACAACTGGAACGATATTAAGTAAGATATTATGGTGGATATGATGGAATTAAGCGATTGGGAGAATTTTTCAATACCTGTGTTAAATAAAAAAATTAAAGGACTTGAATATTTGTTCATTATTGGGTATGCTACTTCAAATATTTTCTTTGGTATTTTTATTTTTTTTGGCTTGAAATTTGACCCTTTATTCGCATTTCTTTCATTTGGTATGATGTTTGGTTTTTCAACTTTATGCTTGTTTATCGTACTGTTCTATCTTAAATTGATTGTGTTTTTAAAGGAGTTAACTAAGTAATGTCTGATGATATTTCAATGGAACAGGCAAGTGGTGAATCGTATGCAGAGCATTTACGAAGTTATCTTAGAGCAATTGGTTATTATGAGAAGCAGTTAACTAAATCATATATGGAAGGAACACCTGATAGGGATTCTCATTATGAATTGATTAGTCTATGCAGGGGTTTATTTGGTGAGTTGATACCTAAAATTGAAGACCATGAAATGTTAAAGAAAAACTTTAAGGATTGGTTATGGGTGAAAGATGAACCTATGGATTTTATGAAACCAAGATATGAGAAACTTATTTGGTTATTCATTGATAATCTTAGGAATGCATGTCATCATTTGAATCTTACAAATATTGATGAATAAAATAATAAATAATAGGAGGAAATAGATATGAGTAAAGGAAAAACAAGAATGTTTTATCTTAAAAAAACAACGGATACAAATGTATTTGGTAAGGGTGAAAAAGAAACCTTTGTATATAAACCAAAGGATGAAACTGAGAAAGATGTGACCTTGAGTATCACTGGTGAAGCAACTGCAAGGATGCTTGGTCTGCCAACTGAGTCACCAGGCGATACGGTTGCAATCGAATTTGGAGTGATTAACAAACAGGCAAAACTGTTGATGGAACAGGAAAATAAAAAGAATGATGAACAGAAAGATACGCAACAACCGGGTGATGACCTATGATTATGAAATTAAAGATGGATAGTATTGATGAACTTCTTAGGTTTGGTGAGGAAGTGAATCTTAAAGAGAATCCTGTTTTCATTGGTCAGAATGCTCAGTATAGTCCTGATATGAAAAACGTGAAAATTGATGGTCTTATCACTATTCAATTTAGTAATAATGATGAATCAATCATTATTTATTATGTTGAGAATTTTGGTTTTGAACCTGCATTTTCTACTATGCTTCAGGGTTTACAGGAAACATCGAAGGAAAAAATCAATGAATGGATTTCTACTTTCAGAAAAGAGAAATATAATGTGTTTCATGGGTGTTGGACAGAATGAGGATACGTTGGTATCTTTTTGATTTGACACCGATTGCTGTCGAATATCTGAAAGCAGATGTGGCTTATTTCAAATATCATACATTGTTCCGGGCTACTAAGTTATTAAAGAAAATGGATGAGTCTATTGGGATTAATTGGTTGGGGAAACTTTCTGGTCAGGCAGATATGATTTTCCAGATGGTTCGTTCTCAGAACACATTTACCAGTGAGCAGATTGATGAAGTCCTTGATTTTAAGGTTGACCATTCTGATTATCATGGAAATCAATGTGTTGTGCTTGAATTATTTATTTCAGATGTGTTCATTGAGACTCAGGGTGCTATTAAGAACCCGATGGCAGATGTCAGTAAAAAGGTTAGAAAGATTAAGAAATTGTTTTCATTCAGAGATGAAAAAGGATATGTGCAGGAAGCATTTACTCATCAGGGTTACATTGATGCTTTTGAAGGTGAAATCAGGAAGACTTATACCAGGAAGTTTTCTGGTGAGATTCTTGAGGATGATGGAAAAGAGTTGATTATTCATAAATTGAAATTATGAGACCAAGTAAGTTTGATAAATATATATGTGTTATTTGTCTCATAGTTTTTTTTTATTCTTTTTTTGTGTTGTATTGTGAACCAGTTTTTGAGTCTGATATAAAATATCCTGATAAACAATTGTGGGTCATGGATGATGGGAAGGATGAGATGGTTGCTGTTGAATGGTCTTCTGCCGTTTTTGTTGCACCAGTGTTTTGTATTGTGTTTTTTTTCTTGATTATTTTTTGGAGGGAGTTATTACCTGTTGACCGTCATTTTGTTGTTGATAAAATTAAGTGCTTATGGTGTAAGCATAAAAAATAGTGATGTTACATTTTATATAGTTTGTACTTTTATTACAGTATCAATGGCAAGAAAACATGTGAGGGCAGTTTCTTCAGAATCAGCAAAAAGAAAAAGTACCTCTAAAAATAGGGTTGTTACTAAAGTGAATTATATTCCTGGAACCAAACGTGGTCGTTTCAAGACATATGATGTTATCACTAAGAAACGTGAGAAAAAATAGTTATAAACAATGAATGCTATTAGCATTATTGGTGATAATTGTTGAAAAGGAAAGGTTCTAAGAAGTCAGGAATTAAAACAGGTAAGGTTAAAACCGATAAGGTTCGTTGTGATAAACCTGCGATTAATTCCAATATATCTAAATCCATTGGTAATGACATCTAAAAAACATTGGAGACTAAAAATGGCTAATATTCCTAAGAAAAAATATTATGTGACCATGACTGATAAATTTATGTCTGGTTGGGGTCATGCAAAAGGTAAGACCAATAAACTTATTATTGGTTGTAATACTTATAAACAGGCATTGACTATTCAGAGGAACGCTAAGAGACGTTCTGAGATGATTTATATTAATATCACAGGGAATAAACCGTATTATGATTCAAGACATTTCAAAGTATCTTACAGGGATTATAGTAGTCTTGGTAATATATGGAAAAGGAAATGAAACCAATGGTAAAAAAAATGAAATATGACCATGGTAGAAAAATAATAAGCAGACATACAGGTTTAACAGGTGTAGAATCTAAAAATATTGCAAAGAAACTTGATAAAATGGGTATTGATTATCAGCGTTTTGATTGGAAAGCAATTGGTGAAGACACAAGGGATTTTGGAAATCGTTCTTCATCTGTTAAAAATAAACTTAAATCGATGTATGGTGTAAGTTTAGATAACAATCCTTCTGAGAAGCATATGAACATGAGTAAAGATGTACTCCTTACAGAATTAAACATGATAAATGAACGTAGAAAACCAAGAGCAATTGAAATGGATATGAGCAAACAGGCAAAAAGAACATTTAAACCAACTAATGAAAAAGGAGTTAAGAAATGGAAAAAACATCCAAATCGCTTTGATATAATTGGCGTTGATGATTTATTTAAATTTTAGGAGTTATTTGTCTATGGGTAAAAGAAAATCAAGTAAGAAGAGACCTCAGAAGAAAAAATCAGGTTTAATGGAAAAAAAGAATCCTGGTCTTATGAATATGAGGTCAACTGATTGGGAATAGGTGTTCATGCTTATAAATGTATTAAAGGAATATTGGAGGAATATTAATGGCACAACAAGGTAGAGTTGGAAGTCATAAGACTTCTGTAAGGATATCTCCTAATGGTACACTTTCTGTTGTGTATCATGGAACGGAGGTTGTTAAAGCAAGTAAATCTCAAATTGTTCTTGATACTGGTGGTTGGTTCACTAATACTACAAAGACTCGTATGAATCAGGCAAGTAACCAGTATGGTCTTGGTTTCTATGTATCTCAAAAGAAAGGTGTTTGGTATGTGAGATACAAGGGTAAATCAACGGTGTTCAGAGGGAATAGAAAAATCCTGAAGAGATAATCAAAAGGTGTGAAATCTAATGGGTAGTATATTTGACCGTTTGACAAAAAAAGAGCATATTCAAGTCAGAGATGAGCAGGGGAATCCTCTTACTGATAATGAGGGGAATGTTGTTCTTAAAAAGAATGGTAAGATATATGACCCTAATGAGAACAATATAGATAAGCAGATTATTCAGGAGGTTGAACCTTCTATCTCTAAGGAGATAACTCGTAATTTTAAGCAACAGGAAACACTTGATAAATTGAAAAAGAAAAAAGAGCAGGTTAGTCAGAAGAAACAGATACTTGAGGATAAACTGGCGATTCGTAAAGCAAAATCTGAAGCAAGAAGGGATATCTGGAATATCAGGAAGGAAACTGTTGGAGTGATTACGCAACCGTTAAGGGATGTTGGCACTGGTTTGAAGAATATTGGTGAGAGAATGAGTAATTCACTTGATGAACGTGAGGGTGCATTTTCTACTAATAATTCAGTTATTGATATGAATGAAAGGTCTTCTGATTTCTTTGATTTTGGTAAGAAGAACTCTTCAGGTGGCATATTTGAATATGGGCAGGGTAAACCTGGTAGCATGTTCGATATGGGTCTACCTAATAAGAATCAGTATGATTTTAGTTTAAGTTCACAGAAATCATCAACAAAAAAAAAGACAAAGACAAAGAAAAAGAAAATCAATAAAAAGAAAATCAATAAAAATAAGAAAAAATCTACCAAGGTTAAAAAGAAATAATCTTGGTGTCATTGATGAAAAAGATTAAACGTGTCATCTATAAGGTTGATAGGCATGGTAAAACCAAAAAGGTCGGTTCAAGGATTATCATTTTGAATGATGATAGTCATGGTATGCTGTTCAATAAAAAAAAGGTAATTAAGATTGATAAGAAATGGTTGTATTATGTTTGATAAAATCAATATAACATTATTGAGGACTCATAGGGAAAACAAAGAATTTGGTCATGGTTATGCTTGTGTTAATGCTCGGAAGGGAATGAAAGAAGGTTGGAACTGGAAAAAGAGAAGGATTGGTTTTAAATTATCAGAAAAATAAGCAGTTATAGTTAAATAAAAAACTATATCAATCATTCTACTATTCAATTATATTATTATGTAAGGTGGTTTAGTGAATGAGATAATTCTTGGAATTTGGATTGCGATTTGGGTCATTTTTCTTGCAATCAGTACAATTGAAAAGAGAGGTATTGTTTTTGGATTCATGAGTGGTCTTTGGTTTTTACTGCTTGGTGTTTTCATTTATCTTGATGGATTGCAATATCAGTCTGGTATGACCATTACAACTAATGGTGCAGTTGAAACGGTTCAGTTTGTTTATACGACTGTTGTGCCACCAAATCCGATGTTATCATTGCAGACATTATGGTGTGTTCCATTTTTTTTAATTGGGATTTACTTGATGTATCTTGCTGTGTTCAGACCACAATAGATTAGAGGGATTGTAAAATGAAACGAAAAAGTAATGAGATATTAGTCTACGGACTCTTTATTGGAATGCTGTTGTTTGTCTTTATGGCTTTTGGAGTGCAATCTGGTTGTGTTCAAGATGATGTTGTACCTGGATTGATACTTGAAGCAGATGAATGGTTTATCGAGTATGGTGGAAGTAGTTTGAATGATACAAGAGATGATTCAATCACTACGGATTGTTTCGCAAAAGCAACTGATAATTATATTGTTTTTCCACATTGGGGTGGTGCAACCAGTGAATATACCCTTATTGGTATTACGGTTTATGGTGAAGAATGGACAAGAGGTGGAACATATAATCTATCATTGGATTTAAGTATAGATGGCGATGATTATAATGATGTATGGTTTGAAAAGGATACATGGAGTGAATTTTATTTTGATGAACCGTATGATTATGATGAATCATTAAATGTGACAGCGAACTTTGAGCAGTTCGGTGGTGTTCCAAGAATATATGAGTTGCATTTTATTTATGCATTTCAAAGTACACCAAGTTTTGTAGAGATTTATCCATATCAAAATAGTGACTGTGTTCCAACAAATCCAGAGGTATCTCTTTGGATAAGTGGTGCAACATATGGTTGTGAAATGTATTTGAATGTTAGTTATTATATCTCTGATGATGGTGTCAATTATACATTATATGATACGTTCAATGAATCATCCTCATCAGTGGCAACAGTTCAAGAATCATTTCATGTGAAACAGTTCAAATATTATAACAGGACATATTATCATAGGTTTAATGCTACTTTAGGTGGAGGGGATTATGATTCTAAAAGTTATGAAAATAGGACATATTATTTCAATACTGAGGTATGTCCACCACCTGATGGTATTCCACCTAATCCAAAGATATCAGATTTGATACCGGATTTCTCTTTGGATTGTTGGGAGATGGTAAGTGTTCCATCTTGGTATAATGTCAGTGTATTCTGGTCAAATTTCAGTTTGTATAATGAATCGGCAGGAACCTTTCATAGTTGGAATCATTCTATTGCTAATGGCACTCATTTTAATGGTTTGTTCTGGTGGAACAGTACCAGTCAGAGTTATGACAACATGAGCAATGGAAAATATATGGAACCATATAAGGGATACTTTATTTATTTCTTCGATAAGAATTATTCACTTCATCATAATTATACTTTAGGTGGTGGAGACCAGGATGAGACATTAAGTGATGGCAGTAATTTTAATTTCACTGATTTTGATGGCGATGGGTCATGGTTAGCATTTACTTATACATCATATTTTAATGATACGAATCCTGATAGTGTTGAGACAGGTAATTGGTTAGTTTCTGATTATTTTGTGTATGATGCTGTGGAGACCATGGCTAATGATTCATATCGTAATTTCACTGATTTCGATGGGTATGGTTCCTGGTTGAATGTTACTTGGGGTTCCTGGTTTAATGATAGCACTGTGGATACTCTTGAGACTGCTTTAGGGTTAGATGCTTTCAATATCAATAGTTCAGCGTATGACCCGGATGAATCAATGAATCAATCTTTTTACTATAATGTATCTGATGATAATCTTACTTATTTTAATCATTCATGGAATGCCTGGTTCAATGATTCAGATTCAGATACAATAGAAATTGGAAATCATTCATATGTGTATAGTGTGCCACCGTATGATACTGATGAATCAAGGTCTTTGTCTGATTATTTTAACTATACGAACTTTGATGGTCTTGGTTCATGGATTAACATTAGCAGGGGTTCCTGGTTCAATGATTCTAATCCTGATACCCTTGAGCATGAGACAGGTATTTTTGGATATGATGTCAATGATTCTGCTTATGATGTTGATAATGATGAATCGATGTATGATTCTTCATACATGAACTTCACTGATTACAATGGGTATGGTTCATGGTTCAATGTTTCATATGAATCCTGGTTTAATGATACAAATCCTGATGAATTGGAAACCATTCTTGAAATTAGTGAGTATGACACTGAGATAAAATATCCACAGATTGAAGGATTAACCAATGCAAGTAGATGGAGGATGATATCAGCATTCAGTGGTGAGGATGGAGGAACAACAACATTTTGGTGTCGATTAATTAATGAGACTGAAGACCATTCTTGGGATTGGGGTGTCGCAAATGGATGGGTATATAATGGTATATTTGACTATAATGAAACAACAAATACATGGGATAATGTTACTTATTTGGAAAACAACAGAGGATATTGGATTTACATTAACAATGAAGACACCTATTTTGCAAATAGATATTGGGTAAGTGAGGATGCATCATTATCTGATGACCCATCTGGTCATGTAAGTAATGTTTATAGTGATATATCAGCAAATTTGTTATGGGATGGTGATAGTTATAGTGAGTATATGTCAATGGTTGTAACGGATTATGTTTACAGTTGGAATGGTGGTGAAACATTCAATTATACTGATTTAGATGATTATGATTGTGTTGATTATTTAAATTTCACTATGAGATTTCATGTGACAGGTACTATCTCAGATGATATGATAGAATGGTGTTTGGGTGCTAAAGACCCGACATGTTCAGAGTTGATAGATACAGATTTAGTATGTCCAACTAATCAATCAATGAATCAATCTTTTTACTATAATGTATCTGATGATAATCTTACTTATTTTAATCATTCATGGAATGTCTGGTTCAATGATTCAGATTCAGATACAATAGAAATTGGAAATAATTCTTATATTTATGAAGTACCTGCTTTTGATAATGATGAATCGATGTATGATTCTGGTTCAAGGAATTTCACTGATTTCGATGGTAATGGTTCATGGGTGAGCATTAATTGGGGTTCCTGGTTTAATGATAGCACTGTGGATACTCTTGAGACTGCTTTAGG